CCGGCAGGGTGGCTGTGCTTGCCGTAGATTGATCCGGCACCGCGATCAGGACGACATCGATGTTTCAGAGTCACATGCGCCGCTTGCGGACTGAACTAGGCTTTTGCCTGCTGCAGTTGCTGTATCACAGCCAAAATAGAGGTTGATCGCGCGAAAAACGACAGACCTGCATGCCCTCCATCGACGCGGTCACGAGATGATCGATAATGGCCACAAATCAATCCAACAACTTTTGGGGGCCTGTGGTCCTCTTTCGGATGCCAAGACCCATCTGCCCAACCCTTCTGAAGGGATATGATTGGCCCTCCTGAGAATCCAGATTGAGCAAAGCTGTCGATCAATCCATAGTTTTTCCCGAGTTCGCCCTGCACTTCTATCCCATGAACCGGCGGATAGGCGAACACACCTTGACGGAGAACTGGATAATGGAATTCCGAAGTGCCGACGCGGTTCATGGGAGAATTGTCAGGAAAGCCTACAAAAACGACGGGCTCGCCAGCATATCGCGAGGCAAGCGCATCGCTGGTTGCTAGATAATCCAGCGGAAATGAGCAGGGCCGCCTTGTGTCGTCAAGCGTGCAAATCGGTAGCTCCGTCGCAGGGATCTTGATCGCCGCGACGTCGACGTCTTCGATTTCGTACGCGAAATCTGGTTCAGTCACACGCAAGACTTGATAACCGATCGCGGCTTTTTGTGTTCCGGGATTGACAGCACACTGAAAGGAAATGTCCACCGCTTTGAGGACTGCCCGAGTGCTTGCAGTTTTCGGGACATATGAAGAGTCCACGACATGACGTGCAGTGACCAAGAAGTAGTTGGTCCCATCGTAAATGAAGAAACCAGTACCGACTCCGGTGCGATTGTCATCGAATGTGACCGAAAGTCTGGCAACAGTGATGTACCAGAATTCGTGTGGTGGCAAATAAAACAATATGGAAGCCTGAGTTGCAAGGATGAGCGATAGGCTGCCAGCTTTGCTGAATGAGCGCAACGCCCCCTGTAGGATCGTCGCTATATCAAGCGACCCGATACACTCGGCCCCGGTTCTCTTCCTTCGCAGAGGTTACAACCAGCCCCAGCTTCTTGCCCAAGGCGCCGGACATGGCACCCCTCGCGGTGTGTGCCAACCAACCCGTTGCGGCGACGATCTCGTCCATCGTGGCACCATCAGGCGCCTGAAGCAGAGTGATCAGCTTCGCCTGCTTGGTCCCGACGCGTGGCGTGGAGAGCTTGGTGACCGGCGTATCGGCGGCGTTTTCGTGGATTGCGGCCTCGGTCTTGGCCGCCACCGGCTCGATGCCGATGGCCAGCAGCCCGGCGTCCGTCACGACAAGCGTAGTGCCGTGGCCGTCACCGGTTTCGCGCCAGAGCGGCTCACCCCGGCGCAGGTTGGCGTCGACCTCCTGCAACCAGCCGTGTTCGATCATCTTCGACACAGCCATCTTCGCCGCCGCACCGGCCAGCCCCTTGGGTAGTGGCAGGGCGATCTTCTCGGGGCGCTGAGCCCCAGCGCTGAGGATGATGGTCTGGGTTTCTGTCAGCTTGGTCATGGCGTTCCCCTATTGGTCGTTGGTGGCAAGGAAAGCAGCGATGCGCGACATCAGGTCGTTGTGTCCGTCGCCATTCGTGCCGATGATCACGTCACCATCGTCGTCGCGGTCCAGATCGGCGATTTCGCGCAGCAGGGCGATGGCCTCGTCGCAGGCGGCGAGGCGGTCGGCTTCCCATGCGGCGGTGATGGCGTCCTGATCGATCTGGTGGCGCTGGGCGGGATCAAGCGGCATGGCTGGCCTCCCATTTGGCGAAGTCGTCGGCCATGCCCATGCTGTCGGCGATCTTGCGCAGGATGCCGGGCGACTGACGTTCCAGATTGGCCGCGAGTTTAGCTTCGGCCGCGAAGGTCTCGCGCGGCAGATGGTTCAAGGTACCGTAGTGCAGCCGCATCGACGCTTCGACCCCGGCGGGGTTCAGGTCGGGCGCCAGTTCGTGCAGCAAAGTCTGATAGGACATCGGAATTTCCCTCGGGCGGGGCGCGCGGAATGCACACCCTCCTACGTGACCAAGCCCCGCCATTACGGGGTTTGGCGAGGCGGCGGCGGTCACTTGGCGAATTCACCCTCGTTGAAGGCGATGTCGGTGATCTGGCGCAGCAAGCTGGAGTAATGGTTCAGGGTGCCAACGTCGCCCCAGTGGACCGCGTCGGGGTCGGTGTTGAAATGGTCGTCGCTGAGGGTCTGGATGCGAGCCAGCATCTGGTCGATCCGGGCTTTGGTGGCGAGGAAGGAGTCGAGGGCTTTTTCGTTCGGGGCTGTGGCGCGGCGGGTGGTCATGGCGAGGGTTTCCTTGGCTGAGTTGCATCGTTTTCGTGCAATCAGCATCGCTCTGGTGGGGCGGGTAGTGTAGGTAGATCCAAGCAATTTCATTGCTTTATGATTACACTCCCGGCGCTGTTCGGTCTGCATCGGCTTGCGGAACCACATGGACCCACTGGCACCCGATCCACATGTAGAGGTGCGCAAATTCCCGCTTGGGGCGGAGCAGGATGTGGGGATCGCGAGACGGGCTGAAGCAGTCCAGAACCTCGGCCGTGACCTGCCGGATTTCCCGAGCGGTGATGATGTCCTCGGGCTTCCAGCTTGGCAGCGCGGGCAGCATATGGGCGGGATAGCCGTCGAAATGGACATAGACATGCGCCCATTCCTCGGGGCCGATCTGGATGGCGATCTGCGCGCGGGTGCTCATGGCGCTGCCTCAGATCAGCTGCAGATCGACCAGCACGGCACTGGCAGCGGCCAGTTGCGCGGTCGGCAGGTCGATCTTGAGGTGCGAGAACAGGTCCGAGCAGTCGGCTTTGATCCCGCCCTCGCGCAGCGCCGCTTCGATCACCTCGGCCACCACGCTGGGGCGGCTGCGGTCGAGATGCTCGGGCAGCGTGTCGATGTCGATGCGGATGGTGGTGGTCGCCATGGTCATGATCTGGTCTCCGATCCGGGGATGATTTCCTGATCCGAGAATTGCTCCGCGCGGGAGTGCAATCAACTGAATAAAGTAACTATTTTCGTTTAATTCCAATATCTTGATGACAGTTCAAGCAGCATGGAAGGTATGTCCGAGCGCGAGTATTCCGCCCATTCCGGCCTGTCGCGTGGGGCGATCCAGAAGGCGCGCAAAGCCAGTCGGCTGGTGGTTTACAGCGACGGGTCGATCAACGCCGCCGCGTCTGATGTGCGCCGGGCCGACATGACCGACCCTGACCAGCAGCGCCGCAGCACCGGTGAAACCGGTTTTTCCGGGCCAGCGGACAGCTCGTCCTATCTGAAGGCCCGCACCGCGCTGACGGTTTACCAGGCGCAGGACAAGCAGCTGGCGATCCAGAAGCGGAAAGGCGCGCTGGTCGACAGGGCGAGGGCGGAGACTCTGGTGTTCCGGTTGGCCCGGCAAGAACGCGACGCATGGGTGACCTGGCCTGCCCGGGTGGCGGCGTTGATGGCGGCCGAAGTGGCCTTGGGAGTGGAAAAACAGACCGGCGCGCCGGTGATCATCGAGGCCGCGATCCTGCAGAGGGTGTTGGAAGCCCATGTCAGACAGCACCTCGACGACCTCGCCGATCTCCGAGTTTCTCTCGGATAGCGATGACCTGACCGCAGACCTCGACCTTGGGTTTGACGGGGCCGAGGACATCCTGCGCTCCTGGCGCAAGGGTATGCGCCCCGATCCGGACCTGACTGTGTCGGAATGGGCGGACGCGCATCGATGGCTGTCGTCGCGCGGTGCATCTGAAGCGGGGCGATACCGGACAGCGCGCGCCCCTTACCTGCGCGAGATCATGGACGCGCTCTCGCCCCGCCACCCGGCGCAGCGGATTTCGTTCATGAAAGCGGCACAGGTCGGAGCAACCGAGGCTGGCAACAACTGGATCGGCTTTGTCATCCATCATGCACCGGGGCCGATGCTGGCGGTGCTGCCATCCCTGGAACTGGCGAAGCGCACCTCGCGGGGCCGTCTTGATCCCCTGATCGCAGACAGCCCGGCCCTGCGCGAGCGGGTCAATCCTGCCCGGTCGCGTGACGCTGGCAATTCGATGCTGTCGAAGGAATTCCCCGGCGGCATCCTGGTGCTGACCGGTGCCAATTCGGCGGCTGGCCTGCGGTCCATGCCAGCGCGCTACATCTTTCTGGACGAGGTGGACGCATATCCGGCGTCCGCTGACGAAGAAGGCGACCCGGTCACACTGGCCGAGGCGCGGACCACCACCTTCTCGCACCGGCGAAAGGTGTTCATGGTCTCCACCCCGACGATCCGGGGTTTGAGCCGGATCGAACGCGAGTTCGAGGCTTCTGATCAGCGCCGGTACTTCGTGCCCTGTCCGCACTGCGGAGCGATGCAATGGCTGCAGTTTGAACGCCTGCGCTGGGATAAAGGTCGGCCTGACACCGCCGCTTATCATTGCGAGGGCTGCGAAAAACCCATTGCCGAGCATCACAAGACGCAGATGCTGGAACGCGGGGAGTGGCGCGCGACCGCCGTTTCCGCCGATCCGCATTCGATCGGGTTCCACATTTCGGCCCTCTATTCGCCGCTGGGCTGGAAAAGCTGGCAGCAGATCGCCCGCGAATGGCTGGCGGCCCAAGGCTCGGAGGCAATGCTGCGCGTCGCGCGCAACACCCTGCTGGGCGAGACATGGGTGGAGTCGGGCGAAGCCCCTGAGTGGCAGCGGCTGGCCGAACGTCGCGAAAGCTACGCGGGCGCGCAGGTCCCCGTCGGCGGTCTGTTCCTTACCGCTGGTGTCGATGTGCAAAAGGACCGGATCGAGGTAGATGTCTGGGCCTGGGGACGTGGTCTGGAAAGCTGGCTGGTCGATCACATCGTCATCGCGGGTGGCCCGGACGACCCCGCTTCCTGGGACAAGCTCACTGCTCTGTTGGGGCGGACATGGGCGTGTGCAAACGGCGCGGTGATGGTCATTGGCAAGCTGGCCATCGACACCGGCTATGAAGCCCCGGCGGTCCACGCTTGGGCGCGGAAACAGGGGTTTGATCAGGTCTGCCCGATCAAGGGCCTCGAGGGCTTCAACCGCGCCACGCCGGTGTCGGGGCCGACCTTCGTCGACGCCACCATCGGCGGCAAACGTCTGCGCAGAGGCGCGCGGCTCTGGTCTGTGGCCACGGCGACGTTCAAGACCGAGACTTATCGCTTCCTTCGGCTGGAGCGGCCGAGTGACGAGGACCGGGCGCTGGGCGTGCTGGACGCCCCTGGCACAGTGCACTTGCCAGACTGGATCGACACCGAATGGCTGAAGCAACTGGTGGCCGAGCAGCTGGTCACCGTGCGCAACAAGCGGGGCTATGCCCACCAGGAATGGCAGAAGATGCGCGAGCGCAACGAGGCGCTGGACACACGGGTCTATGCCCGGGCAGCGGCCTGGATCATGGGCGCCGACCGCTGGGATGAGGCGACATGGCGGCGGCTGGAAGCGCAGGCCGGGGTCGAAACCCGACCGGCGCCCCCGCCTGCCATCGCGACTGAACCGGTGTCGCCCACCCCGGTGAAAGCCGGAACACCGACCACGCCACGGCGCAAGCGCCGGGCTTACACACCGAACTTCATGAGGGATTGAGATGGACCTGGAACGGATGCC